TTGCAGCATTGCCGCACCTACAGACTGTATAAAGGTCGCTGCAAAATCTTGAGCGTTCAACTTTCCAGTTTCTGCCCAAGTTATAATCATGTCGGTCATGCTGCTGAATGTTTGCGCCCCAACCTGCTGCATTGTGGAGTACAAATCCATCGCAGCAGTAGCCTGTGCAGCAAAACCAGAAATTAACCCAGCACTGTAATCATTCTGTAATTCATCCTGTTGCTTATAATAATCATTTTGAATTTCTAACCTCTTATTCAGTGCATCTTGCAAAGATTCA